AGTGTTCATAGTTTAATTTTGTTATTTTTTGAACCCATCGAAATTCGGTGGGTTTTTTTATTTTAATATTAACCGGGAGTTGATTTGAAAGTATTTATGAATAAGAACTATATTATATTTTATAAAATCAAAAATCATTGATACTTATTTGAGTATTTATATTAAATAAAGCGGAAACAAATGGCAATAGATACAAAACCTAATCTAAGTTGTGAAAAGTTTGAGCAATATTCGGGCGAAACCTTAAATTTATCGGGTTGTACTGATATCTATGGTGTAATGAAAATAATGACTGCTGGCTCATTTTGCATGGAGCAGAATGCTGGAGTAGGTAGGACAATAATTTCAGATGCGTATGGTAAAGGTACTTGGCAAGATATTGTAACATCAACAGCTTCAGGAGAAAGGATTACGAAAGCAATCAGTCAAACATCACATGGTTTTGCCATTGGTGATGTTTTAGGGTGGAGTGGCACTACATATAATAAAGCAATTTCTGATGGTACTTATGATGGCGAAGTAATTGGCATTGTTAGTAAATGTTGTGATGCGAATTGTTTTGAAATAACACAAGCTGGTTATGTTACAGGATTGACCGGACTTGTTACTAATTGTACTTATTTTTTAAGTGATTCAACCGCAGGATTATTAACTGCAACCGAACCGACAGTAGATAATCATGTAAGCAAAGCAGTTTTGGTTGCAACATCTGCTTCGAGTGGTTGGGTATTACCATATCCGGGATATATTATTACAACGGGTAGTAGTGGTGGTAGTGTTTGGGGCGAAATTGGTGGAATAATCACAGACCAAGATGATTTACAACAAGCGTTTGATTTAAAAGCTGATTATAGTGCATTAACTGCAAGTACAGTATATAATCTTAATTCACCTGCAACATGCACTGTGGGTGGTGTAAGTCCCGGATATGTTTTGGCGGGTAAATCGATTCAATGTATTATTCAAGATGCATTTGCACCATATATTGTTCCAACGTTTAGTGCATTTAATATGACAGGAACATTCCCGATTGAAGTTGGTACTGCGATGTCTGGTTTTAAATCATTTACGTGGACTACCACGACAAGTGCAAACGTTGCTACAAATAGTATTGGCATTGCAGAAGTTGGTGGCTCATTGTTAAGTAGTGGATTACCGAACACCGGAAGTGCGAGTGTTGATATTGGTACAAAAACAAATACAACTCCTACAACATGGACATGGAGAATCAGTGGATGTTCAACACAAAATAATTGTTTTACCAGAGATGTTAGCGAGTGTTCAATATATCCATATTATTGGGGTAAATTGTCAAGTGGCTCACGCCCACCAGTAACAAATTCACTTGTAACGGGTGGAACTAAGGTAGTTGGTGCTGTGGGTACATCGGTAAGTGTTACATTTAATAGTAGTGCTGAGTGGACGTGGTTTGCAATGCCGAGTACATGTGCTTCAAGAACAAAATGGTTTCAAGGTGCAGCACCGAACTGTGGTGATATAGCAGTTTTACCAACCGACAAATATCCTGATGAATGTATTATTTCAATAACTTCTGGACAGGGATGTTGGTCGAGTGTGAATTATAAGGTATATATGAGTGGTTCTGCTGCAACGGATGGTAGCACACCAATAGAATTTAGAACATATTAAAAAAAGATAAAGATGGCAATTTCATTAGGTGACAACATAAAATTAGCGTTGGGTTTACCAACCGATGCGAGATATTATAGTACCGCAACCAATAAACCTTGGAGTGGTGTGACTGAGGTAAATACTCGACTTACTGGTGGTGCTGGCGGTGTTAGATATACTGGTTTAACAGTAAATGTTGCTGGTGTTGAATATTGGTATTGTGGTGGTATTGCTGATGGTAATTTGGTAATAAAAACTGGCGGTAGCGGTTCTGCAGCTTCTGGTGAAAGAGTAACAAAATTAATTGAACAAACATCGCACGGATTTGCGGTGAATGATGTTGTTGGTTGGTCGGGTAGTACATATAATAAAGCGATTGCTGATGGTAGTTATGATGGAGAAATACTTGGTATTGTAAGTAAATGTTACGATGCCAATTGTTTTGATTTAACAATGGCTGGTTATGTTACTGGCTTAACAACATTAAGTGCAAATCAGACATATTTTCTTAGTCCCACAACTGCAGGTTTATTAACAACAACAAAACCAACGCTGGTTGGAGAAATCGTAAAAGCAGTTATCGCAACAGATACTACAACATCTGGATGGGTGTTGCCTTATCCGGGATATATGTTATCAGTAAGTACGGGTAGTACTGCTGCAGCAATATCCATATACACAATAACTGGTGATAGTGTGAATAATGGTTTTGTGGTAAATCATGGAAAAAATAATCAATTTGTTGGTGTGGATATTGTGGAAAATTTTGGCACATACTCAACTGTTTATACGGATGTTCAAAGACCGAACGCAAATTGTGTTTGTGTATGTTTTGATGACGCACCATTATCAGGAGTACAATATAAAATTTTAATAATAAGTTAAACTATGCCAAGGTCATATATATCAGTAAGCGAAGGCGTAACAGCGTGTAATTCATTAGCATTATGTGGCTGCTCTCCAAGTGCATTTGCACCATCAGATAATCCAGATTTTACTGGAATAGTGTGTGCACCAGCATTTTCAGCAACAACATGTGCGAGAGTGAATGCGTCTAATACGGGTATTGCTGGAGAATCATACATATGCTTGGCTTCGATGGTTGGTGGTGGTAGTTCTAATATATGTAAGGGTTCAACAAGAATAGTGCAATATTCAGTTACTTGTGGTCAGATAGTGTAGTATTTATAATTAATGAAATGATTAAATAAAAAACAATAATATGGCAAAGATTGATTTAATGACATTAACTGGTTTCACTGCAGTAGATGGAAGTATTATCGAAAGTGGTGCAACTGTAAAATTTGATAGTGAATTTCAGGCACGTAGTAATAATGTGATGATTAGACCTAAAATTTTTAGAAGTCGTCAGCTTTTTGAAGCAGATTTTGAACACGTTTGGGCGGTGGAAATTCCAAGGGAATTTGTTATCATGCTTACTGAACAAGACTTATATACTTTAACTCCTGCAGTATTGTATGAAAAGGTGAGAGACCACCTTAATAATTTATTTGGTGAAACATTATTTGAAATAAATATTGTGAATTAATTCATATTACATGAATTTGAAATTCATTGATTATATTATAATAACATAAAAATGGGAAACAGGTCAAACATAAGCATAGTCGGAAACACCACTCAAGGTCAAAATATTGGTGGTGGTGATGCTTGTCTTTTTAAAGGCAAGGGTGCTGGAAATATATTACAATTCAGAACGATTTCTGCTACCGGAACATCAACACAAATTCAACAAATTGGCGATGTGATATATATTTGGAGTGAGGGCGGTAGTAGTGGCACAACATATTCCTTTGAAAATGGTTTAACTAAAACTGTAACCACAGTTAGATTGGGTGGTGATTTAACACAAAATACTCAAATTAGTGGTGGTACTGCATATAGTATGACTTTTGACACATGTTCAATGTATATGTGTGGCTTACCGTCAAAAACATCTGAAACATGTGCATTGTATATAGGTTCAGATGGAAAGTTATCAACCGGACTTGCAGGTGAAGGTGGTGGTGGTATAACTGGTTCAACAAATGGTTTAACTGATGATGGTGAACGTGTTTGTCTTGGTGGAACATTAACACAAAACACTGTGTTTACTGGTGGTGCATCAAATTATCATCTTCGTTATGCTGCAGATTATAGTGCAGGTTATAATATTCGTTCAATACCTGATATTAATTGGATTACAGGAAATACTGGTGGTGGATTTTTGGGTACAGTATGTAAAGTATCATCAGAACCATCAAATTTAAAGAATAATCAATGGGTAAAACCTGCAGCGGGTGGTACTTGTTTCAATTATACTTTTGATAATTTTTGTGATATTAGTGCAACACCAATTAGCGTTAATTTAAGTCTTGAAGATGCTTATTTAAGATATCACCAGAGTGGTGATTATTGGAGTAAAGAATCGTATTATAGACCATTATCGAGTGGTCATACTTGGATTGGTGATTATACCAATAAAGTATGTGAAATCAAAGTCATTGACGAATGGGTTTCAACAATTGGTGAATTATCATATCCGGGACAAAAATTTGCATATCCGACTCAAACTATATTTCAAACAGATATTGGATGTTGTGTTACAATTCCAAATAAAATTTTTGTACAGAATGTTCAGTTATGTACTGTTGGTAATAATTGTCTATTTACAATACCTGCAGGAAAAAATGTTTTAATTAATAGTGCAAAGCTTATTATGTTGAATAATGCCACACCGGGTAGCTTTACTGTTAGTATCGGTAACAATAGTTGTACAAATGCTTCGTTGTCATATAATAACATTTTCGCTAATTGTACCATTGATGATGTGCTATTACGTGAAGTATATGAAATCGCTCCCGTTCAATCAAATGCAGTGTGCTGTGACGGCTCATGCTGCGGTAATGCTGTGTATTTAAGAGTGCAAACTGCTGCATCAGTTGCATTGTGTGCAAACGTATTAATTGAAGGTTTTGTTTATTAATTAAAATATGCTCAGAAATGATAATTATATAATAAAGAATGACGATAATATATTCAAATCCCAGATTGTTGAAACATATTTAAAAACCAACACAACGGGGGGGATTCAACTTAGCGTATATTCAACCGGACTGGATGCGAATAATCCGGTTAGTGTATATTATCAAACGCCAACTGCTGTGCTGAAGACTACTGCTACAAGTGGAAGTTTTTTATATTCATCATTTGATGGTACATCCGAAAGTAGCTGTAAAAACATATATTTTTGTGGCGCACTTAATAGAGTAACATGCGTGTGTGCAACACAATCATTAACAAATGGATGTTTTGGCGGTAATTTGGTTTGTTATGTAAATCAGTTTCCAAACATAAAAAGCTTTTGTTTTAATAGAGAAACAGCATTTAATCAAAACATATCCAATGCTCATTTTCCAGAAACACTCACCAATTTCCCGATATTTGATAAATGCATACAAGGAAACATTGGAACAGTAAGTGGTCTTGAGAATGTTCAGTGTTGGAAAATATGCTGTACTATGAATCTCACAGGTAATCTACATAATATAACAACGAATTCGGTTGTTCAAACATGTATTTACAACACACCTTCTGGTTTAGCTGTCAATCTTAATTGTTTGGTAAACAATAATCCGAATCATGTGTGTAGTTGGCTACAATTTGTGAATGGTGTATCTATGTGTGCGGATACTATTGATATAAGCAATATGTGCAATATGTATTGGTACATACCAGTATCCAATGTTAAAGGAAATTTTAGTGGATGGACGTTTAATGATAATATGGTGTGTTTTGACATAACAACTTGTTGTGTAAATGGTAATATCAGCAATTGGGACATTAGCAATACCAATATGCTCAATTTTAGCATTCAAAATCTGGGATATACTACGGCAAACATTTGTGGCGATTTATTTACTTCAGGAATACCAAGTACTTTTCGATGTTTGAACTTATCATATACTCGTGGTATTACAAGTATACCTACAGATTACTCACACACTCAATTATATGGAATAAACTTAACATGCATTCCGGCACTATCTGGAGATATAACCACATATAATTTTCCTTCAAGCACAATGAGATGTATAGTATTAAACGCTACCAATTTATGTGGTAATCTTGAAAACTTTTTATTTACAACTGGATATACAGGTGTGCAGTTGAGGGGTGGTAGATATACGGGAAATCTCGCTAATATTAAATTTAGTAGCACCACAATAAATAATATTTATTTGGATTGTGCTTGTTTATCGGGAAACATTGCTGATTTCACCTATCCAAATTCAGTGAGTACATTATCAATTAGTTCCCATCCAAATGTCTATTTGGATATTACTTCAAAAACATTTAATACCCAATCATTATCTTCACTATATTTATGCTTTCTTTCTGGAATAACAGGTAGTTTTAACAATCTCACGGTAGGTAGTCAACTTAGAGTGTTTAATACGTATAGAACTAATGTCTATTCTGATTTAAATCAGTTGAATTTAAATCAAATTACGAATTTAGAGATGTATTGTTCAAATATGTGTCAGGACATTACAAATAAATTTACTGGAACGACAAATATTACCACTCTTAATTTACAATATAATTGTAAATTATCTGGAGATACAAGTAATTGGAATGTTAATAATATGGCATATTTGTATTTAAATTGTACTGCATTGTCTGGAAGATTAAAGCACACGTGCCCGTATTGGATGTGTATCTCAAATACAAATATTTGCAGTTGTATTGATGTGGATTTTGATTTATCAAAACGTGGATATTATATGTTCCTGAATAATGCTAAATTACAAGGCAATTTATCTGGGGTGACATTAAATTATAATTGCATGTATTATTTTTCAGTATATGGCAACCCAAATTTATATGGAGCAGATAGCTTTGCTTGTTATTTGTTTATAAACAGAAAAAATTTTACTGGTTCATATCTTACATTTTATTGGTATTCTATTGGTGATACCGTTGTGGGCGTGAGTGAAACACTTGGTAGTCTCGGTAGTTGGAGTGGAAGTCCTTGGGATTTGACGGAAGAGCAAGTTAATAATCTCGTTGCTGGTACTGACTATACTGGAACTGGTAGTAGTACTCCTTGGGATTCAAAAAATAAGATGTATTGGATGAAAAATGCTTTAGTTAGCTCAAGCAGTACCAGTAAAAGATATTCATGCTATCGATTACTTTATACTTAAATATTAAGTATTTATTAATAAATTGATGAAAATATGAGTGGTGGATTACATGTATTACCGGAATATAACGTACAGGAACGCAATAAAGATGCAGTAATGCTTGTTGATGAATTGACATCGACAGAATATTATATTGGCATCTCGTGGAATCGTGCTGACCAGAGCAAGCCAACGTGGAGAATAAAAAGGATTTGGAAGGTTGGCACAGTCTGGCATTTTGGTTTCCCACAACCAGACCCAAAACATGACGGAAATCAGGAATTTAAGTGGGTTTGGGATGATAGATATTCATACACATATGCTCCATAAAGGAAGTTTTCACTTCCTTTTTTTATATTATAAATATTTGATTGGCTATCCATCACTAAATTACATCCTTTTAGTATTTATTAAAAAGTATATTTAATGGCGACTTTTACAGTAGATTTATTAACTGGTAACATATATCTTTTCAATGGAGATTTTAGCGGGAGTGGTGGTACACCCACAAGTGGTTCAACATATCCCCAAGTTAACCTTTATTCTGAATTACCTCTTGCAAGTGCGTATGCTGGTCAAATATACGTGGTAAGACAGGGAAGTGGTTCATATGTGTTAAATAGAAAACCATCAGGATTTTATTTTTCAACAGGTACTGCGTGGAGATTTTTGGGTGATACTCCTGATTTCTTTAAATCAGATAATTTTCAAATTTATGATAGTGCGGATACCACAAAGGGGGTAATGTTCGTAACTTCCGGGATTAGTTCAACTACATTTAGGAAATTAACGATTCAAAATTCAAATGGTACGATTGCATATCTTAGTGATTTGGCAACAAAGGTGAATCTTTCAGCTTTCGCTGATTATACCGGGAATACTGCACCAAATCAATTTGCATCAAAAGTTTCGTTCAATTTATATACTGGTACAACTGCACCGAATACGTATTTAACTAAGGCTACTTTTGTCACATTTACTGGTACAACATTACCGAACACATATTTAAGTAAATCTGCATTTAATGCATATAGTGGACAAACATTATTGTTAATCCAAGGAAAGCAAGACGTTTTAACTGCAGGGTATGGTATAAATATAAGCGGTACGACAATTAGTGTTGCATTACCTAAAACAATGGTATTGAGAGATACTATTGGTGGTGTTAATGTCAATAATGTTGTGGCAACAGCAATTCAATGGACAACAGGAACTACTGGAACAAGTTTAAGTTTTACGGGTGGTTCTCGTATTTATATAAAAGAAACTGGTTTATACGGAATTTCGTATGTTTTAAATGTAAATAATGACACTGGCAGTGCAAAAAATATTGGTAGTGTTATTAGAAAAAATGGAAATATTGACATAACACCGATGAGCAGTACTTCGACTAATTTGAACAATACAAACGATTCGAGTACTAATATAATGCCAGAATATCTGGAATTATTATCGGATGGTGATTATGTTGAATTAATGGCATTTAGAATTGGAACTGCGGGTGCGGTATATACGGTTGGAAATGGAATATGGATAAAAATACATAAAATGATATAAAATAGAAAATTAAAACAAAATGGCATTTAGATACTTAATTTACAGCACAGGCACAACTTATACATCAACAATTGTAAGGGAAAGTGCAACAAACAATCCGGGAGCAAACGAAGCATCATATTATACTGATTTCGTAATTCCTGAGATACAACCGCTCTATTTGTGGAGAGTTGATAATGCAGTTACACCAACAAGTGTAATTCCAAATACCGATGCAAATATTTTAGCATATGAACAGGCAACAGCACCTGCACCCGGTTATAGTGATTATATAACTTATGGTGAGGTTACTGGTATGACTGCAGGTAAAATTGATACGGTTACAGGAGCAACAGGCAATGTGCCAATATTTACAGCAGAAGGTAATATTGAAGATAGTGGATTTTCAATACCAGAAATAACTGGTCTTACTACATACACGTTTGTTGGTAGTGGCGGTACACAAGTTTTCACCGATGGAAACACAATAACAATTAAATCAACAACACCTACTGGTAGTACTGTAAATTGGGGTGATATTAGTGGAACTGTTTCAAATCAAACTGATTTATGGGCAGACTTGCAATTATTGTCGGGTGCAACTGATAATAAGCTTGATATCACAGTATTTACTGGATTTACAGCAGACACTGCACAGGAATTTCAAGAAGTTTATGGTGAAATTGATTATATTTCTGGTGTAACAAATACTAAGCTTGACATTTCATCATTTAATGCATATACTGGTGCAACACAGCCAATTCTTAATGCTGCACTCACTGGACTTACCAATTTGGGTACAGGTACAACAATAGGCGGTACTTCAGGAAGAAATGTAACACTTAAATCAATTAGTGGTACTGGTGGCATATCAATACTTGGTGATGGTGATAATTTAATTATTAGTGGACAAACAAGTTCTGCAGCCGTTTGGGGTAATATTACAGGAACACTTTCAGACCAAGATGATTTATGGCAGGTGTTGACTGGTATGACTGCAGAAACGGCAACAAAACTCGATACATCAATATTCACAAGTTATACTGGTGCAACTGAAACAAGACTGCAAGGTATTGAAAATGATATTATTTATTTGTCGGGTCAAACCGATTTAAAACTTGACACATCTGTATTCACAAGTTATACTGGTGCAACTGAAATAAGAATTGGTAATCTCGAAGACGATGTTACTGAATTATATAATGAAAGTCTCATTAATATTACCGGAGCAACTAATGGTTTAAGTAAGTCTGGAAGTAAGGATGTTAAACTTGGTGGTGTATTAACTGAAGATACGACAATTAGTGGTTTAAGCTATGGTTTAACTGTAAACACTCAAGACATTACATTACAGGCGGTTGACGGTATAAGCATTATTGACACTGATGGTGGTAGTGGTATTAATATCGAAAGTGATGCTGGTACGATATCATTAGTTGGCAATACAAATCTCGGTGCTGAAAGAACAAAGATTGAAGTTAGCGAAACATTACTGAGAATTACTGATAGCAGGGCTGTTCCTGTTGGTTTACAATATGCTGCAGATTATAGTGCAACATTTACTGAAGAATCTCTTATTACAAAGAGATATGCAGATGCGATTGCAGGTGGTTTAATACCGAAAGCAGCAGTTACTGTTGCTACAACAACTGGACAAAATCTTGACCTAAGTGGTGTTGAAACAGTTGATGGAATAACAACTACTGATGGCATGAGAGTTTTGGTTAAAAACCAAACAGATGCCACAGAAAACGGTATTTATATTGCTTCAGCAAGTACATGGTCACGTGCTGCAGATTTTGATGGAAATCTGGGTGGTGAAGTATCGAGTGGTAACATTATACCCGTATTAACTGGTAATACAAATCATAATTCACTTTGGGTACTTGTTACACCAAATCCAATTACGATTGATGTCACTTCGCTTACTTTCACATTGTTTGCAAGTCCACATTATAGTGCTGGACATGGTATTGGAATTACGGGTAGTACAATTTATGTTGATGGTAGTGTACTTGACGGTAATTCGTTAGTGTGGTCAGGTGGAACATTCAATGTCGATATTAATAGTGGTACTTTAGGCACGGCATTAACAAATATTAATAATGATATTGATTATTTGTCGGGTCAAACAGATACTAAGTTGGCAATATCTGATTTTGCAAGTTATACTGGTATTACTGAAGGTAGATTACAGGATATTGAGGATAATATTGTTTATTTAAGTGGTCAAACAGACTTAAAACTTAATACTTCGGTGTTTGTATCATATACTGGTGCAACTGAAACCAGACTCCAAGGAATTGAAAGCGATATAACTTATTTGAGCGGTCAGACTGATTTGAAGCTTGATACATCAGTATTTGCAAGTTATAGTGCTACCACTGCAAGTGAAATCAATAGTAAATTAGATACTGCAATATTCACTGGCTATACAGCTTCTACAAAGAACAAAGACAAGAAAATCCAGTTAGTTTCAACAGGTACTTCTAATGTGAATACAGTTGCTGCAACATCAATAATATGGCACAGTGCCGACCCATATGAAACAGATATTTATACGTGGACAGGTGGTTCAAGTGTTTGGATTGATTTGGCAGGTACGTATGAAATTCAATATCATGTGACATTAAAAAATAGTGCTGCGAATCAAACACACAGTGTGGGTGGTTATTTAATAAAAAATAACGCAGCTACTCTTCCAATAACAGCAACAGCAGCTATGATTGTAGGACCAAACACAAGTGGTGAATTGTCATTACCACCTGTGGTATTAACGTTTGCTGCTGGCGATAAATTAGACTTAGCAGCGTTCAGAATTGGTAATACTGGAACTGTGAATTTGGTTAGTGGTTCAGTCTATTTAACAATAAATAAATTGACATAATAAATAAGAATGGCAGCACAGTATTACTTATATTGTACGACACTAAATAATACGGTGATATGTAGGGGCGACAATTCGTTTGCCCCTTTACCACCAAACACAGGGGAATTGTATTATGATATTTTAATCCCCGAAACACAACCCCTTTACTTATTTATGGAGAGCGGTGGTACTATTGTGCATAGTCCAGAACAATATGTTGAACAATATGTTGAAGAAACAACATTACCACCAACACCGGATGATTATGTAAAGTATTTGACATTTGAAGCGTATTCTGGTACTACTTTAATGAATATTAATGCCAGAGTATTAAAAACCAGTATTGATATCTATACTGGTACAACAGCACCTGCATTATTTGTAAATGTTGGTGGCGATATTATGACTGGTAGTCTAAGTACGAGCGGTAATTTTACTGCTGCTGGATTAACTTCAGGCTCAACCGTATGCGGTGGAACGTGGATACACACACCGATAATGTGTGCTGATACTTGTGTAAGAACAAATTTGGTGTGTTCTCTTGGTGCAATAAGTGCTGTTAATAGAGTATCGGGTTCAACAGTATATGGAAGCACATGTGTTTATTCGCCAATAGTTTTGGCTTCGACATGTAGTTGTTCACCAGTTCATTGTGGTGCGTGTGGCGCATTCACAACATGTTCAATAGCACCTATTACTTGTGGCAGCACGTGTTTGGTTGGTGGTGCTGTTAAAGGTACAATATTATCAGGTTCAACATGTGTTTATTCACCCATAACTTGTGGAACAACTCGTGTTCAATCGCCAATTGTTTGTGGCAGTACATGTGTCACATCGCCTATAACATGTGGGACAACATGTTCAATATCTCCGATAGTTCTTGGTAGTACATGTGTTTGTTCTCCAACAGTGTGTTCAAGCACTTGTTTGTGTTCAACAGGTACTGCAAGATTTACTGGTAATGTAACTGCAGCATCTTGTGTTAATATTAGTGGAGCGACAAAAATTGTTGGTGTTGATGCAAATGAAGTTATTTTTGGAAATAGAACTACGTGTGCATTAACTGGTAGTTCGCAATTTATATATAATTCAACAGGTTGTACATTATGCGTACCATATATTCGAATAACGGGTGTGGGTAGTTATTTTTATTCTGAATGTACCACCAATGCAAGCACCACTACGACAACATGTCAATTATATTTAGGTTATTGTCCAACAACATTTGTTGCGGGTAGATATCAAGTGGATTTTAGTGCTCAATATGGAAACTCAAAATCAAATGGTTGTTCACATGCAGCGTTCAAAATAGATAATACTATTCAAGGAACAGTATATTTGTCAAGACAACAAGTAAATGGATGGAATAGCGCAATTAGTTTATCACGTGATATAACATTAACGGCAGGTACACATTGTTTTGATGTTTATTATTGGGCAGGTATTAATACGGCATGTATGGCATTTGCCAGTGTTAGAATTAAAAGAATTTGTTAATTATGAAAAAATATTTAATAGCATATCAAATAAGTGGTCAAACAGTTGGTGTTGATTTGTCACAATGGCATTCAGATGACTTAAATGGAAATTTGCCGTTTAAGTTAATATATTCAGGTGAAACTATTCCAAGTGGGTATGTTGATATTAGTTCAATTGAACATTGGAATCATCTTGGGTGTTCAGTTGTTAATGATTATCTTGTATGTAAAAGTGCAATAAAAGATATTTGTATTGAAAAAAGGTGGAGTGGTTTAACTAATGCTGAAAAAGACCTTGCCATTCAATACTATTCATATGAAGATGGTATGGATGCTGTTATTTATTTGATAACAGAAAAGGGAATGTCGCAACAGCAAGCACAATTATATTTGCTTCAAGAATGGCATAAACATCATAAGGGAGTTATGTCAGCATGTTTACAAAGATGGTATTATGTTAAATTTGTTGTGCCATTATTTTTATCATTCCATGATTGTGAAGACTTATTTGGTGATGCAACGGTATTATCGTTAGTAACACAGTTAAATGAATTAGGTTTGCTTGGAACAGAAGCGGGTGATAATCGTGATGGAATCATAAATTATATTGATTCGACTGGTATATATACAAATAATGGTTTAAGGGAAAAAGGATATACATTAACCCAAGGTACATGGGAAATGTTAATTCAGGCAATAAAAAATGTTATGCTTGAAGGTATTTATGATAAATATAATAGTAATTAAAATGAAATGACATGGATGAATTTTTGAAAATAATATTTGGGGATTTTACTTGGATTCAATTATTTACATATGGTTGGTTCTTTGTAATTGGTTATTTAATTTATGGATTAACTGAGGTAACTGGTCGTGACATTACAAGTCCGAACACACCGAAAAAATGGAGTTGGAAATTTTGGTTCAAGGATAATTGGCGCAGATATTTGACAACTATTTTATGTTCATATGTATTTTTCAGGTTTTATAATGAAATTAGTGGGCATGAATTTGGTTATATTGATGCGGTTACGCTTGGTTTAATTGGTGATGGTGTTGCTGTTACAATAAAAGAAAGAGTTAAGGCAATTGGCGGTAACAGGGAAGAATTAACATTACAAATAAAGAAAGAAAACGGAGAAATTGGTTAATGGATTATTCAACATTCAATATTAATAATTTTTTCATCAAAAAGGATAGTACTCTTCCTGAATTGAAATATCCTCTCATTCAAAGGGTAAGGGAGAAATATGATATTTCGGATGTAATGTTAGAAAACGTTGCAGTAACATTTTCAATGATGGATGCGGATACTGGATTATATCGTATTGCCAATGTTCCCGCAAGTCTTGTTATTAATACTGATAGACCAGATTATCCCGATGAAGTTAAATATACTCTTGTTTATAGATTTAAATTGAAAGACACTAAGATTGCTGGAAGATATTTGGGTGAATTTGTCATTGATTTCATTCCATCAGAAAATGAGGGTGGATGTGGAAAAATAAAACTACCCGTTAATGGTCAGATTAATATAATTATATCTGATTCAATTACTAAGACGACTCTCATCTAACCAATTCCATCGTAATCTTTTAACTATTTTATATATAAACATATAATTTCTATTGTATTTTATTTGTAAATCGGAAATAGAAGCACCAGTTTTAAAATCGTTTCGTATTGCAATAACTTCATTTTCAGTAGTAATTGACATTCCATTATTCTCACCCCTATTTTTATTTATATTATTTTTAATTTTTTTCTTTACAACCTTTTCTTTTTTTATCATCATTTGACCATTCTTTTCCGAAGGAACAAGTCCTAATCTCCAATCACTTATTTTTTTCTTTGTTATATCTGACATAGCACCATGTGGTTTTCTCATTTTTTCTTTGGTTTCTTCGCTATGTTTTCTTCCAAGTTGACTAATTTCATTCGCTTTACTAATTTTTCTTTTGGTTTCTTCAGACATAACATAGTTTTTTCTTGACGATGGCTTATTCTTTTTAGCAATACTCATTTTATATTTGCTTTCTTTTGAAAATTTAAACCCCAATGAATTTCCTGCTGTTGGTAATAAGTTATACCCATGTTTTTTATCACACGCTTGATATAGATTAATATAGTATTGTTCACGTTGAAGTAAATTTTCTGGTACTACTTCTTCAATTATAGTAAATTTGAAATTATTTTCACCATATTTATTCCATGCATTTTGTAAACATGAATTATCGTGAGTGTTATTATTAAGAGCATATTTATGCTGATACCATCTTTTATTGATATTCTTTGCACTTCCAATGTATTTTTTATCGTTAATAATATTTCCAATTAAATAAATTCCAGATTTCATAATATTTTTACGATAAATACTTTAAATTTGATTTTCTAATAAATAAAATTGTGGTAAACCACTGTAAATCCAAAATTTTTACTATATTTGCATAATATTCTTATGCAATGTTTCGTGTTATTATAGCAGGGGGTAGAACCTTCAAGGATTACGACAGACTTTGCTCTGTTTGTGATTATATGCTACAAAATCAAAAAGAAATTGAGATTGTGAGTGGCACTGCTATGGGTGCTGATAAGCTTGGTGAAAAGTATGCACAAGAACATGGACATAAAATAGCAAGGTTTCCAGCAAATTGGGACATGCATGGAAAAGCTGCGGGTTTCATTCGCAATGAAGAAATGGCAAAATATGCGAATGCACTAATAGCTTTTTGGGATGGGGAAAGCAAAGGGACGAAGCACATGATTGACTTAGCCGAGAAGTACAAACTCAAGATTAAAATATGCTATTTCTGAAAAATCATTGACATTTTACTTTTTTTATGTACCTTTGCATGAATAAACAGCAAAGATATGAAGCTTATTGAGCAGGAAAACGGTCAAGCATTGGTTCTTTTAAGAAAAATTGAGCGATTGAGACAGAAAAAAGGTGAATTGGAGATAGAAATTCAATTAACTCCCTTATATAGAAAAAGAGATAAGGTTGCAGTCGAAATTGAACGATGTTTGGAAGAACTTCCAAAAGTTTGTACTCATAGTAAAAAAAGCCGGAAAGATGATTATATCGGTGGAAGTTATTATGACAGAGAGCAGTTTATAAAAATCACGGTTTGTGATATTTGTGGTCAGGAATTAGACAGAGAAGTTACACTTGGTGGATATGGCTGAAAATGATTTTCCACGTGTGCAACAGCCAGTTTTTGTTGTGCGCTGTGAAAGAATCTCGAAGAGATTGGCATATTATGTAAGTTTCCCAATTAACAATCAGTTGGTTGAGAGGATTAAAGCCTTACCGGAAGAAACTCGTAAATGGAGCGGATTGGTTAGGGCATGGGAAATTACTACGCCATCATTATTCGCATTAATTAAGCAATACAAAGGTTCGAACAAAATACATTTTGATTTTGGCACTGAAGATAGCCGTAAAGTTTTTATTGCACAAATCAAAAAAATTGAAATTGCTGAAGCAGAAAAGCGTAAATTCATTGCTGACCTGAATGTTAAAAAGGAGCATTGGGTACAATATAAAAAAGAACTTGAAGAAAGCTACGTACAATATTCCGATAAGCTACACGCACTGCTTAATGAGGGTATAAAGTTATATCCGCACCAAATTGTGGCAGCTATGTTCATGAATGTCACAAAAAGTACGTTAATTTCACATGAAATGGGATTGGGTAAAGCAGAACCTCTCGACTCTAAATTACTCACATCAAATGGTTGGATTAGAATGGGCGATGTTAAAGTGAATGATTTTGTAATTGGTAGTGATGGTAAGCCGAAAAAGGTTTTGGGCGTATATCCACAAGGAGTTAAAGATATTTACGAGGTTTGTTTTAGTGATGGAACATCGGTAGAATGCTGTGATGAACATCTTTGGAATGTGAATACATATGTTCGTAATTGGCGTAAAAATCCTTTTATGACAAAAACTCTTCGTGAAATTATGGATGGGGGTTTGAAATTTGATAATGGCAATAATAAATGGTATATTCCAATAATAAAGCCTGTTGAATTTGAAGAAAGGGATTTAAAAATCGACCCATATGTATTAGGGTGTTTATTGGGTGATGGCGGTATTACTGTTAGGGATGGTATTGGATTTTCTTCTCTCGATAAAGAAATAATTGATGAAATTGCCATAAGACTCCCAGCTAATCATAATATGGTGATTAATGGAAAATCAGAGAAGGATTATTATTTAACTGCTGACGGGAAAAATAATTACATAAATCAAGCACTAAAATTTTATAATTTGAAGGGATGTGGCTCACATTCTAAATTCATCCCAAATATCTTTAAGTTTGCCTCAATCGAACAAAGATTAGATTTGTTACAAGGCATTTTAGATACAGACGGACATTCACGTAGGGATGGAATTGTTGAATTAACATTAGCATCAAGACAGTTAATTGAAGATGTACAATTTATTGTACAATCATTAGGCGGTATTGGTAGACTTCATGAAAAGTGGATTAAATATAATGGTGAGAAAAGGATGTATTGGAGATTACATATTAAATTACCATCCAATTTTATACCCTTCAAATTAAAAAGAAAAATTGAAACATTTGTTGCACCAACAAAATATCCACCAAATAGAGCGATTTTAGAAATAAAATATGTTGGGAAAAAAGAGGCACAATGTATTTTAATTGATTCTCATGACCATTTATACGCTACTGACCATTGCATATTAACACACAATACCTTATCTTCAATACTTTATGTCGAAATGAATGGTTTTGAAAAGGTTATTGTTATTACACCCAATTCACTAAAGTACAACTATGCCAATGAGGTTGAAAAATTCACAAAAAGCACATATTATGTTGTGAATTCAAAAAAGAATAAATGTGATGTTGAGCATGCAAAATATGTCATAGTGAATTATGACTATTTTAATTCAAGTAATCAACAGAAATTCTTGGCAAAATGGAAAAAGTTAAAAATTGATAGAATCGATGCTGTTATTTGTGACGAATCTCAAAAATTAAAGAACACCAAGGCAAATACATATAAGAATTTTAAAAGAACTTTCAATAAATCAATATTTAATGGTGATAAGATAAGTAAGATTTTCTTATCGGGTACACCTGCACCAAACAGAGCATTTGAGTTATACACAGTTTTAAATCAAATTTCACCTACAGATTTTCCAACAAAAAAGAATTTTTATGAATACTATTGTGGTATGTCGTATGATTATAATGGTGGTTGGGGATACATTACAGATAGTGCAGAACAAAAATTGGAAGAACTTTATCATAAAATTGCGCCATATACTCATAGAAAGAGAAAGTTCGAAGTATTGACTGATTTACCAGATAAAATATATCAGCGATTAATTCTTGAAATGGATGAGCGTGAGTTTGCAGTTTACAATGAAATTGAAGCTGGTGTAGCAAATGAGTTTCTTGAACATCCGACACGTAATCCACTAACAATAATGCTCCGTTTAAGGCAATATACTGCTTCATTGAAGGTTAAACACATTATCGAACTTGTTGAAAACATTCTTGAAACTGGTGAGAAAGTGGTAATAGTTGATTTTTTCAAGGATGCGCTATATCAATTAAAAGAAAAACTTGGTGACGTGGCAGCACTTCATACTGGCGACCAAGGAGATGAGGAAAGAGCAGATATTGTTAAGAAATTCCAAGACCCAAAAAGTGACTTAAAAGTATTTTTAGGTAGTATTCAGACTTGTGGTTATGGATTGACACTTACTGCAGCAAGCAAACTATTCATTATCACTCTACCTTATTCAGTCGGTGACTATGACCAAGTGAGTGACAGGTTGCATCGTATCGGACAAAAGGATGTGGTTAACATATATCCGGCAATATTCCCGGACACTATTGATGACTATGTTTATTCATCAATCGAAAGCAAACGGAAAGAAATTGTCAAAGTTATTGACAATGAAGATTATAAATCAAATGTAACTGAATCGGTATTAACGGAAGTAATACAAAAAATAAAAGAAAAACATAAAAAATAAATCATGGAGTTAAACAAATTAGAAATTTTAGGGGAAATTAAAGCCTTTCTTGAAGGATACAACAATGACTTAAAGTACTTAGTGAATGTGGAAACAGACCCAACAACTAATGTTGCGGAATGTGTTATTCATGAACCGGGTAAAGAACCTAAAATTATTAAAGCAACATACGAACCATTTATGTATATGAAGGATTTGTCGAAGCATAATATTGAATTATATGCTGGCAAGTCAGATACTATGAAAGAAAGTAAAAGGGTTAAATATGGTGTTACAATCACCAAATTAAAAACTGGAAATCAAAAAAGACTTGTCGATGGTTATTGTTATAAGTTAACAAGCCGTTATTCGTATAATTCAATTATGAATTATTTGAAAGATGGCGGTATTGACCCGTATGAAAAAGCTAAAGACAATGAAGACAGGTTCATTAAAGATAAAAAGGGTGATTATGTCTTTTTATATCGTGATTTATTTTACGCTCCAAGGGTTACTGAGCAATTTTTCATATCTAATCGCACAAGGTTGTATAAGGGATATGAAGAATATAAAAATGTTCATAAAGTAACATTTGACATTGAAACAACTGCATTGAGATTTCAAATTGGTAGGGTTTTCTTAATTGGTGTTAGGGATAACAGGGGATTTGAAACAATACTCGAAGCTGAAAAGCTGAACGATGATGAAGCCGAAATCAAGTTAATTCAGGATTTTTTCAATTTAATTGATTATCTGAAACCTGCGGTTATTTCCGGGTATAACTCAGAAATGTTTGACTTTGAGTTCCTTCTTGGCAGGGCAAAGCTTTTGAATATGGATTTGACCAAGATTCCGATGGGTCTTAAAAAAGGAAGTCAAATAAAAAGAAGAGGAAACACTTCTGTTAAATATGGTAACACTGCTGATAAGTATACTGCAACTGAAATGTGGGGATATTCAATCATAGATATTCTACATGCAGCAAAGAAAACTGCAGCAGTTAATACCGAAGTCAAAGCAACTGGTTTGAAATATATTGCAAAACACGAAAAAGTTGCAAAACCAAACAGAACTTACATTAAAGGCGAAGATTTTTCAATTGGTAGGTATTATCATGAAAATAAAATGTTCATGATAAACGATAAGAATGAATATATTCAAGTGCCTGACGAATATCAAGAAGTCACCAAGAAATTACACATACTTCAAGCAAACAAAGATAAGTTTGGTGAAGATGAGTATAAGAGGACAAGAAAAAATTATCTCGATGGGACACCTAATTTCTATGAGTGGTTTAAGAAAGAAGCACTTCCAAATGGCATGACATCATTTATTGGTGGTAAAAGGCTTGTAAAACAATATCTTCTCGATGACCTTTGGGAAACAGAACAGGTTGATGAATTGTACAATCAATCATCATTTATGTTGGCTAAAATTGTTCCCACCACATATCAACGTGTTTGTACTATGGGTACTGCAGCCATATGGAACTTGCTTATGACAGCATGGAGTTATGAAAATGATTTAGCAATTCCGGTGTGCGATAAAACTGAAAGATTTTCAGGTGGCTTGGCAAGATGTTATAAAACCGGATACACAAAGAGAATTATAAAAATTGACTATGCTTCTCTTTATCCTATGATTCAGCTTACAGACAATGTTTTCCCAATCTTCGATATTACGGGTGTTATAAAGAAAATGCTCTTGTATTTAACAACCACTCGTAACATATATAAGAAGCTGGCAAATAGCACTGAATTGAACAAAGAAGAGGTTTCTCTTTTGAGGGAAATCGACCCTGAAACACACGTCAAATACTTAAATAAGGAACTGACGGTTGCCAACATTGCAATGTTTAAAATAAAACAGTTACCTATAAAAATCTTGAACAACTCGTTGTTCGGTGCATTGGGTTCTGCAATATCATTTAACTGGTCAGATAACGTTTGTGCTGCTCGTATTACTTGTACTGGTAGGCTACATTTACGTCATGCAATAACATGGTTTAGTAAATTTGGATGTGTTGCATTACTTGCTGTTACTGACGGTATTAACTTCCACTTCCCAGAAAAAACAAAGATTAGAATCACCAATGAGGGCGTATTTGAGGGTGAAACTGAAGGATTGATTGAGGATATGTGGCAATATGATGGTCAAAAGGGTATTAAAGCACTTATCGCCAAGTATAATAAGGAAGAAATGAAACCACCATTTATGTCAGTGGATGATGATGGCGAATCAATTTCATGCCTTAACCTTTCACGTATTAACTACGCAACACTTTCACTTGCCAAGGATAAGAAAACCGGGGAGATGAAAGAAAAGATTAAGCTGACAGGAAACACAATCAAGTCAAAGATAATGCCCGAATATATTGAAGAATTCATTGATAAGGGTTTGAATATGATTCTTCATGGTCAGGGTAAAGAATTTGTTGACTACTATTATGACTATTGTGACAATATTCGTTATATGCAAATTCCTTTAAAGAAAATTGCAAGTAAGAGTAAAGTTAAGGTGAGTATTAATGCATACATGAAAAGAGGTAACGATAAGAATGGTAGGGAAAAGGGTATGCAAGCACATATGGAATTGCTTAAACGTCAGCGTGAAGAAGTTGCCGAACAGTTGTTCCAAAAACATAAAAATGAACTGGTTATATTGAAATCTGAAGATAGTTTAAAACCGGAAGATAAGGTAAAATTAGTTGCGAATTATATGCCACCTGAACCTGAATTGGATAGTGTTGTTTATTACGTCAATACTGGTACAAAGAAATCACATGGTGATGCAAAAAAAGAAGCCGATGGTACTGTTTTATTACGTTGTAAGCTAATCAGTAATGAAGATTTACAAGAAAATCCAAATATGACTGGTGAATATAACTATGAAAAGTATTTGGATGCTTTTAATAAGAGAGTTGAAACACTTTTGGTTGGCTTTGACCCAGAGATACGTAAGAAAATACTCGTTAAACTTGATAAGGAAGGTAATCTCGTTAAAGGTAGTTTCACATCATATGATTTAGAATTGAGAAACTTCAATGAAGACGATTTTGATAGTTCAATGTATCTTGAAGAATTGGAAGTTGGTTTCTGGAATAAAACCGGATATGACCCAAGATTAGTATGGGATGGTTTTAAAATGTATGATGACGATAAGGTATATTTTGAAATATATGAAAATGCGTTGAATTTCCTTAATGAAAAAATGACTGCAATCAATAAGCCACGTATTAAATCAATCAATTCACAATATGAAAAGGGTGATTTGGTTTTAATTAAAGATGGTAGTTCATATCATGTGGGCGCATTTAATGGTACATTCATTGAAATAGTTAGACCGGATGTACAAGTTCCGAAAAGTGAAATTGAATTAGAGCTTGATAGGAAAAGAGAAGAGCAGGAAAAGAAACTGAAAGAACTTGAAATGTCCGAACTTGTAAGTAAATCAGATAAAGATTTATATTTGGAAGCACAGGCAAAAAAGAGAAGTGCATATTTCGAAACTTTCAAGAAAAAGCATGGCATTCCTGATAAGTTTTCGATGGATGTTTTATTTAAAGAAGTTCCAAAATTGGCTGAAGCATTTGATGATTTTGTTAACGAACAAGAAGGTGCGTTGGAAGCAGAAGCTGACGAGCAATTCGACCCGGAATCGGAATATTTTAATAGCATGAGTGAAGATGGCGATGATGATTAACGCATTGATAAGTATTTATATTAAAATATGCCGACATGAAAATAAAAAAGAAAGAATTGTTTGAGGTTATTGATTCAAACGGTGATTTGATTGGAAAAAATGATGTTCCAGAAACTGGCGCAGATAAAGAAACTCAAGCAAATAATACTACTGATTATAACGTGAAGGTTGGTACGCAGCCTTTTAGATATGACATGCTTGGTCGCTTTGGATTTACCTTGTTGCCATTTTTTGAGGGCAAAGAATATAATAAAGGTCAACAGGAATTTATAAATGACTTAGCTAAGTTAATGTATGACAAATACATGGAAACCTTAGAGTATTATTATCGCAATCCCAATAAATTAAAATCAGATTTCAGAATGCATTCTGAGCATGATTTTGAAAGTCAACCTGAAGATAGGAAAAAAATGGATTTTGAGTGGGCAAGAAAGGTTGCCGATTTAGTTCAGAAACATTTTGAAAAAGCATTTGAAGAACCCAAACAAATTGATGAGGGTGCTGTTGCTGAAGACAAAATGATAGATAAAAAAAATGAGGATGAAATTTCCAATAAAGGCGAAGACAAAGAAGTGCAAAATAAACAAGTTGAAAAGATTGCTGGTTTAATCAATAAAAAATTTGATAAACAAGCAATTGATAAGTTAATAAATTTGTTGGAAAGAGATAATGGCTAATCAGGAATTATACAATAAAACGTATTCTGTGCCCTCTGCCGTGTTAAGTCACATTCAGTCGGTACTTGTATCCACCCCACAGGGAAATGGTGTTAAACGAGCTAAATTTATCGTTAAAAACGGTCATTTAACATACCAAGAACTCAAAAGATTGAAGAACTATTTTGATTACTTTAATCCACAAACACAAAGTAGTGCAGAATATGAACTTGCTGGTGGTAAATTAATGAAAGATTTTGTTGAAAGAACTTTAAATTCAGAAAGAAGTGGCGTTGAAAGGTCAAAACAATTAAGACAGGACATCAACACAAATCCAAATTCAGAATTAAAACCATATCAAACACCGAGATTAACGGAAGCGAAAGAAGATTTAAAAAAAAACGCAGTTGCAGTAATTGTAAATAATGACAATAAGATATTACTATTAAAGCGTGCTGATGAGCCAAAAATGTGGCAACCAAACAAATGGGCACTTGTCGGTGGTGGAATAGAAAAGGGTGAAACACCTGAAAAGGCGTGCAAGAGAGAAATAAAAGAGGAAACTGGTTTGGAAGTTGAAAAGTTGGTCGATGCATTCACAATACAAAGACATAAAGACAGCATTGAGCACTTATTTGCTTGTAGATACGATGGTGAACCGACTGATGTGACATTAAATGGTGAGAATACAAAATATGGATGGTTTGGTGCAGAAGAAATTAAATTTTTGGATACTGTTCCACATTTAATGGAGTATATTGTGCTCACATTTAAAAATTACGATGAGTAGGTATTTATAAAAAATAATATTTAAATTAAAACACAAAACAATGAGTAGATTAGAAGATGTTAGCTTACCGTTCAGGAAAAAAGCAATCGCCAGAAACGACTACGATGAAAACGATAAATATGAAGTTGGACATCCCGATGCGTTATCAACTGGTGATGAAAACGGTAAAGGTGAAATGAATGGTCAGGTTGGTGGTGCAACAGATATCAAAACCAGAGAGAAATCAATGGCAAGAAACAAATTCAATAGAAACAGAGAATATAACGATGCCACAGCATAATGCAATTTGAGAACAAAATATTACGTGAAGGTATTAGGTTGTTTCGTACACTTTTAAATGAAGGTGTGGGAGAGCAACCTATTATTGATGCTATTCAAAAGCATGAATACCTTTATATTTACTATACTGGCGATGATTCCAATAAGATGGGATATCGCACAATAAGACCATATGTTCTTGGTACATCAAAAGCAGGTAATCTTGTTTTAAGGGCATGGCAGGACAATCCAAAAAATAGCTCTGATTTTGAGAACAGACCGACACGTAGAGACAGTTTTCAACATGATTATTGGACTGATGAACAGGGCGCAAAACCCGGTTGGAGAATGTTTCGTGTCGATAAGATATCAAAAGTCTATCCAACAGGAAAAAGGTTTCATGATGAAAACAATTTGGTAATGATACCAACTGGATATCATGAAGGTGGTGATGCGGACATGAGTGGTATTGTTGCTTATGTTTCAACAAAAAAAGAACCTGATTTCGACTATAAATACGATAAGGAATTCCGTGGTCAGGAAGTGCCAAGGGGTGATATGCGCAGACAAAAATGGGACAGCATTAGACGTGGTAATAAGGCAAAGAGAAAAATTACAGCAGATGATGTCAAAAAATTGCGTGATATTGCAAGTAATGTGTATAAGAAAAATCGTGGTAATTTGTTGGTTGTAATTGACGATAAAAATAATTTCCAGTTGATTGATATAAAAGATAAAGACAGAGAAAGAATTCCAGATACTGCAATTGTTGGTAGTTTGCCTAACTTGTATGATACACTTGTAAAAGGAACTGCACCTGCCGATGACAGATTCTTTAAAGACACTTTAAATAAAACACAGGGTGAATTAAATAAAAGTGTTGTAAAAGAGACAGAATTACCGACAATTCCGTTTGAAAGAAAGACTTTTTTCAAACAATAGAGTATTTATTATAAAAATTAATAAAATTTTATAAAATGGCAGAAAAACCTAATTTAAATAAGCTCAAAGACGAAATTAATACTCGTAAAAAGCAAAGAAACATGACACCTTCTTCTTTGGGTGAAAATGTTGGTGCTGGTGTTGCACCAAGAGATGTTTTCTTAAACGGCTTACTTGAAGCGTATCGTTCAGGCAGAGAAACTGCGTCAACAAATTTAGTTAAAACTGTTGACATTAAGGTGGCTGAAAAGAAAGGCGAAACACCGAAAATGAACGCTCCACGTACAGTGCCAAGACAAGCACCACAGCATCCACAAGCTATTAATGAAATAGCTGAAGTTGACATGATGCCTGAAAGAGATGACCAGATGTATCGTGATTTTCAATCTAAAAATCAGACATTGGCTGAATCAATGCAGCAATATATAAATGCTCCAACAGTTGGTGCACCGATGAGAAATCAACCCCCACAGGGATATGCACAACAACCAGTCCAGATTAATGAAACGTTTATTAATGAAAATATTAAAAAAGCGGTGAATGGCTATCTTGCAGAAAGCTTAGAACCAATAATTCAAGAAGCTTTTAGAGATACTATCATTGAAATGTATGCGGTGGAAAGGATAAAAGAAGTACTGCATGAGAATAAAGAAATGATAAAAGGGTTGGTGATTGAAGTAATCAAAGAAATTCAAGCAAGAAACAAACAAGCTAAAGGGTAATAAGAATTACCCTTTTTTTATTCCATTTTTAT